GGGAACCAATCCTCGACGAGCTGGCCGTTCGACAGGCTGAGCAACTGCGGCTCCGCGATCGGGCTGCCGTGGATCTCCACCTTCTGGTAGCAGTCGGCGACCGACCTCCGCAGCGGGGTCGGATCGACGGGGTCGACGCCCAGGGTCAGCACGTTTTCCGTGGTCGCGGCGGGCCGCGTGTCCAGGAGGCGGATCTTGCCGTCTGGCTGGATGCGGAGCACGTGGTTCGGCGCCGCCGCCGACAGATAGCTCTCGATCGCCGAGAACAGCTGGTCGCCGCTGATGTTCGCCTGTTGCGGGTTGATCGTGTCGAGCGCGGCGAGGTCCGCGAGCGTCTCCGCGGGCAGCACCGGGTCGGGCGTCAAGGTCGTGTAGCCGCCGATCCCCATGCCGTCGAGCGTCGCGGCGTTGAGCGGCATCGTCAACGCGTCGAGGATGATCTCGCCCACCGTCTTGCCGGCGCGGGCCGACAGGTAGAGCGGGTCGTCGTAAGACAGGTTCCACGCGGCCGAGTTGGTCAGGGTGTTGCTGTCCGCGAACGGAGCCCGGTCGGCCCGGTTGCGGAGGTCGCGGCACTGGTACATCGACTGCCAGCCGATGTTGGTGAAATTGGGGTCGAGGTCGACGATGTCGCCCGAGAAGTAGAGCACGCCGTCGATGTAGAGCGCGACCTTCTTGCCCAGGAGCGAGTCGGCCGGCTTGATCGTCGGGCCGCCCTTGCGGAGCAACGTCAACGTGGAGATGCCGGATCGCGCCAGCCGCATGCGGGACGGCCACGCATCGACGGCGGCCATCGAGACGAGCGAGCCGTCGATGTAGAGGGTCGTTACGTGGCTCAACGGTTCCCCTCGTCCATGAACGGGTTGATGTTGTTGACCTGGGCCTGGAACTGCCGGGCCTGCATCGCGCGGCGGTTGCTGATCGCCGTCCCCTTGACGACGTGGTCGATCAGGGCGTTGAGGGCGGACTGCATGGCCGCGTCCTCGCTGATCCCGTCGGCCATGTCGGCGTCGATCATCTTGGCGGCCGTGGCGAGGTCGCTCTTGAGCGGCGCGAAGCCGTTGTCGTTGGCGAAGTCCTTGAAGTCCCTGCCCAAACCGGCCTGACGCGCGATCCCGGCCCGCCTGGCGTCGCCCTTGTCGTCCGGTTCGAGGGCCTTCGCCCCGACGTCGATGACCTTATCGAGCCCCTTGAGGAGCTTGTCGAGGTCTTTCGCGTCGGCCGCCTGCTGATCCCGCGCGAGCGCCGCTTCGTTCTCCTGCCCGGCCCGGTTCAGGTCGTCTACCTGCGCATCGCCGGCCTTGCGCCTGGCGTTGCCCTTGCGGAGCCGTTCGCCCTGCGCCTCGCTGGCGTCGACTTCGGCGTTCTGGGCTCGGATCGCTTCGGGCGTCGCCTGGTCGAAAGCCTCGCCGGGGAAGCGTCTCGCCAGGTCCGCGATCGCGCCCCGGTCGCCCTTCGTGGCGTTCACGATCGTCTCTTGAGCCCGCGTCCTGGCCTCGTCCTCGATCGCCTTCAACGCCGCCCGCGCCTCCCGGGTCGCCGCGACGGCCGCGCTGAGTTCCGCCTCCTGGGCCGCCCCGCCGCCGAGCCCCAGCCGCTTCCGCTCATCGAGCGGGGCTTGGATCGCTTCGGCCTTCCTGACGGCCTCTCGTTGCGCCGCCGCGCCCGCCTCGGCTTGCATCTGCTCCTGGACCGCGTTGACCGCGACCTGAGTCCCGCCCGCCTGCTGGATCGCCGCTGTTGCGATCTCGGCCGCGTCCGCGTCCCTGTTCTCTTTCTCCTTCATCGCCGTGATCTGCGCCTGGATCGCGACGGCGGCCTCCTTCGCGGCCTTGGCGAGCCGCTCCATTCGGTCGGCCTCGTTGTCCGTCTCGCCGCCGCTCCAGGCGGCGTAGAGCTTGGGCAGATTGTCGATGAGCACGCCGATTCCAACCGACACGAGCGAAATCGTGCCGGCGAGGCCCGCGCCCATTCCTAGGCTGGCCACGATTCCGGGGATGTTGTTCTGGACCGAGCCGAGCGCGCGAGCGAACCCGCCGCCGTTCGACAGCACGGCCGTCAAGTCCTGGACCGCGTAGCTGGCGCGGAGGATGCCCTGCGCCGACTCCTTCGACGCCTTGTCGACCTTGCCGAGTCCGACGGCGGCCGTGCTGGTGTGGGTCGTCGACTCGGCGAGAATCTGGTTCATCGCCCGCTGGGCCTGCGTGGCCTCGACGGCGGCCCGGACCACCTCGTCCATCGCTTCGTTGGCGAGCCGGTGCTCCTCCGTCGCCAGATCGCGAGCGGCCTTGGCCGCCGCCTCCATCGCCTGCGTGGCGCGCTTCTGCTCGATCGTGATGCGTTCCGCGCCAAGCTCGTAGCCGTGGCCGGAGATCGCCAAGACCTCGTAGGTCTGGCCCACGTTCTTGGCGGCCGCGTCCAGTTTCTCCAGCTCGGCGCGTACCTCGGCCGCATTCTTGCCTGATTGCCCCAGGTCAAGAATCAGTTGAATCCGCTCGTCAGCCACCGATCACCCCGCCCTCGAATAGCCCGATCGATACGTCCTGATCTGGTCCGCCGCCCACGCGATGAGTTGCCTGCGCGCCAGCGCCATCCCGTCCGGCCTGACCCCGGCGAGGTTGCGGACCGGCAGCCGTCCCGATCCGTTGAAGTGGAACGGCAGGAAGCTCACGCCCTTGGTGCTGACCACGTCGAGCCAGACGCCGAACGCCGTCCAGATCCGGCCGTCAGCCGACACTTCGTAGTCGGTCGTCAGGTTGGTGATAACGCGGCTGAACTGTCCGCGCGGGGCCAGGGGCGGCCCTCCGAGCTTGCGGTACTCGGCCGAAGTGAGGTTGTTGTGCAGGCCCGCCGCGTGGAGGCCGAGGCCGCCGAACGTGCCGGCCTTGATGCGGACCGACGCGTTGTTCCGCTGCTGGGGCGACGGCTTCTGGGGCTTGGCGACGGTGGGCCGGTACGTGACCGGCCGCATCGGGTTGCCGTCCTTGTCGAGCCCGGCCAAGATCCCCTTGCGGTTGTCGTCGGGGATCGTCTTGGAGCACCAAGACGGCCGGCCAATTTGGCCGCCCAATAAGTCGCCCATCTGATGATGGACTTGCTTTCCGGCTTGAGGTCGAACGTCAGGTCGATCGTCCGGCCGTGCTTCTTCCACCATCGCTGGCCCCCCTCGTCCGCAAGCAGTTCCTGGATCGTCGCCCGCCCCTTGAGTTGTTCGGGGAGGTCGTCGAGCACGCTCTTGGGCAGCTTGCCGTCGTACCCGAGCGTGGGCCAGACGATATAACCTACCTCCTCTTCGCCCCGGGCGGCCGTGATCCGGATCTTGTCTACGCCGTGCTTCGCCCCGAACGCGACGCGCCGTCCGTGGATCTCGGCGCCCACGCCGTTGCCCCGCTGGTCCGGCTTGACGTAGAGGACGTCGGGCAGGTGCACCATCGGCACGTCGGGGAGGTCGTCCCGCTTCACCCGGCCCCGCATGTCTTGCAGGCTGGGATGCGTCACCGCGTAGGAGACGGCGTCGTAGCCGCTCGCGTCGATCGTCACCTTGCCGCCGTCCGGAGCCCCGATCACCGAGGCGTACTCTTCCGGCGGTACGTTGCGGAACACCCGCCTGGCCGCCGCTTCGCTCCGCTTCCGCTCCTTGGCGCTCAAGCCCCCGTATTCGACCGTGGCCGTCGAGGGCGCGAACGCGGGGGGCGTCGCGACCTGCGAAGGCTTCGGAGTCGGCTCCAAAGGCTTCGGAGTCGGCGTGACCGTCGGAGCGGCCGGCGGCATCGCGGCCCGCCTCATCGCGGCCTGATTGGGCGGCGGCGGAGGAGGCCCCCAGACGGCTTGCAGAGTGACGTTGCTCGCTCCACGCCTCACGCTGTAGGACGTCCGCGCGGGGCTCGCCACGGCGATCGGGGGCCGCGTCTCGCGAAGGTAGGCCGCCCATTCGGCCTGAGTGCGGAGCCCGCCGGCCCGGCCCTCGTCGAGGGCTCGCTGATATTGCTCCTTCGAGCCGCCCACGCCGAAAACGGCGTTCGTTAGATTGGTGCGGCCTTGAGAGCCTTGAGCAGCAGCGGGACGTTGTTGAGGACTTCCAACAGCGACGACATTTGCCGATCCGACTGAGAGCCATTGCCGCCATCGCTTCTGCGCCTGTTGAGCCACGCTTGCGATTCCGGCGGGAGAGAGGCCAACCACATCGTAAGCCTTACCTCTCGCAGCATGCCAAGCAAGTATGCGGCCCCACTGGTCGCCTGAGTGCGGGTCGTATCGCCAGTAGAACTCGGCGTAGTCGGCATGGGGCCTTCCCGTGAGTAGAGACCTGGTTCGGCTGAGCCCCCGGCCCGGCATCAGGTACGGCGCGGACGGATCGCCCTTGCCGCTCGGAGTCATCGCGGATCGGCGGTTCTTCCGCGTGGCCGGCGCGACCCCGGGAAGGTGCTCGCCCTTGGCGTTGAGGCCGCGGGCCAGCTCCCAATCCTTCCGCCTCAGACCCAAGTCTACCACCCATGACCAGTACATTATCCGCACGGTCGGCGGATAAGCCGCCAGGCCGGGTGGTGCGATGCCGGCCTTGAGGATAAAGAAGGTTTTGGCCATCGATCATCCTCGGTTGCCCATCAAAACCGAATGGCTCCACCAAGGCGGAGAGCCGCGACCAAAGACTGAGTATTCAAGCGGAAGGCTGGCCGCGACGAAAATCACCCGAAGGTCGCCGAGCACGCGGACCTGATAACGCATGGCCCCTCCATATATCAGACGACCTCCAGATCCTTGGCGTGGTGCCTGGTGGCGTTGCCGGTGTCCGACCACCGGACGACGAACGTGCCCTCGTGCCGGCCGACGACCTCGCCGGGCGTGGCGTCGTACCAGAGGCGGACGTACCGGCCCACGGCGACGGCCCGCGACGGCGGCGGGTCCGGCTTGCGGCGACGGTGGTCAATAAGACGCACGGCTGTTTGAGCCGCCGTCGTCGTCGCCGGCCTCCTCAAGCTCGAAGTCGCTGTGCCCTGTCTCACCGCGCGTATCGCCCCACGTCACGAGGTAGAGGATGTCGTACTGGCGCATCGTCACGCCGGTCACGAATCCGACCTGACGTTCAAGGTCGGCTCTGTGTCGGACCCGCGTCTTGATCGGGTACTTCAGCATCACGACGCCCGGCGGCATGCCATCCATCTGCTTGTCCTTGTACCGCTCGGCCTCGGCCGCGACCCGCTTCTCGTGGTCGTCGATCAGCCGCTTGATCATCTGCCGCCGGGTCTCGCTGATCATGTCGCCATCGCTCCCTCGGTCGACGGTCACCTTGGACTCACTTGCGCCGGTCACCGTCATTTTGCACGGGAAGAGGTCGTCTTCGATCATGTCGCGCTCACCACCACGTCAGAGGAGGTCGATCCGTCGTAGTAATTCTGGACCTCGGCGTTCCAGGAGTACGTGCCGTTGAGCGGCAGATCGCGGCCGAGCCCGCTGAAGAGGTTGTTGGTGTTGAGGTCGAACTTGAGGCTGTGCGTTCCGTCGTTGAATGAAAGCTCCACGTCCTGCTTGGTCAGGGCCTGAATGGCCGCCAGGTCGTCGGGCGTGGCCTTCATATAAAGGTTGGCCTTGATCTTGGTGTTTCGGCCGCAGAACTTGACGAGCTGGACGTACTTCGACTCGAACCACTTCGGGGCCATCGAGTTGGTCCACTCGATCGAGACCGAGTCGTACTGCGTCCGCGCCGTGCCGATCTTGAGCAGGCCGGACGTGTGCGAGAACAGGTACGGGCCGCACGCGAAGCTGGCCTCGTCCGGGAACGGGAACTCGGTCGCGTCCGGGTACGCCTTGGTTCCGGCGGCGTTGTAGTCGTCCCGAATGCCCTGGAGTTGGAGCGAGAACTTGCCGACCGGGTCTCTCCGGCTGCTGGCGATCGAGCCGCTGTTGACCTTGACGCCGTTGTACATCCGCCGGTCCCAGGTTCCGTTGCTCCGCTGGATGCCGTGGTAGATGCTCACGCTGATGAGGTCGCCGGGCGGCATCACCTGCGCCGTGTCGGTCGTCGTCCACGGCTCCGTGCGGTCGTCGCTGATCGGCGTCAACGCCCAATCGGCGATGAGCTTGGC